TGTTGCCAAAAGCCCCTTCTCTGATAGTGAAGGTCATGTTGGACATGGCCTGGGAAAGCTGTAGCGCAAATGGGGAGATTTTCCCCTCGTAGAAAGCGTTCCAGCCATCTTCATCAAATTTATTTTGTAGGATGTTTTCATTCACACCAAAATAATTAAAAGCGTTTTCTTGTATCGCTTTTATTTGTGCCGGGTTGATTATTAAGGGTCTGCTTTCTATGGGCTTGATATCGGAGTATTTTGCATCATACAGCAGTAGCCCGCTTTGGTTTTCTTCTGATAGGTTCTCTCCGGCGAACCGCTCCCGCTCTTTCGTGATATCTGCATCTTTTAGCGGTATACCGATTTTGGCCAAAAATCGAATGATTGCGGAGTTTTTAACAGCGTTGATAATCCCTTGATTTTGGGCATGTATTACTTGTAATGTAGGCTTTAGTGCGGCGTTATCTGTACCAAAAAAATCATCCTTGTACTGGTGCTGGGTTAGCAGTCCAACTTTGTCTAGCTCTATGGCTGCCCGCTTGCCGTTTGCAAAGGTGTACCTCAGATGCGCCACGCCACTAACGTCTATTACTTCACAGGCCATGGGCAACAACGGAAAATATCCTGTGATTGCGCCGTAATCATCTTCAATAGGAACAATAAAAGCGTTATTATCCACGGATAAAATTGTTGCAATACGGTACAAGAACTGGCTTGTTGTCATAAAAGGGTTGGGCTTGTATTGCAGGGTTCTTTCAAGCGATTTGTAGGCTGTGCCATGGATTTTTGGCCTTAGCTTGCTACAGGCAGATGCAAAGGAGTGGATAATCGCCCTTGTGAGTTCCATTTCATAGATGCCACCGTCGAATGTTGTAAAAACTGGTGAATATGCGGTAAAGGATTTGAAATAATTGTGTACTTCTGCTGTTTTACTTGAATTTTTGTTGAATATTTTATCAAAAAGCCCCACTTTTTAACCTCCTTCTACGCCGCATTTTTTAAAAATTCCCCTATTTCGTTCCAATGTTTTTGCCGGACGGTCACAGCATCAATTACTGATACGAAGCCATCAATCCGCGCCCTTTGTTCAATCTTTACCGGGCGTTTTCTGCGTGTTTCTGCGTTTTGTTTCATTGCAACATTAAGAAAATGCCCTTCTAGGAGAGCATTTTCAACAATATAGAAATTACCGTCTTTAATAATTCCCTCAAAATCATTTATTACAGGCGTTAGGTTTTCGCCCTGGTGAACATCATCCATACGGAAGCCGTGCTGCTCCATGTCATTGACCAGGTATTGTGCGCTGTAGCGGTCATAACCTACTTGTAAAATATAAAGGTCGTATTTTTCCCGCAATTCTATAAACCAGTTTAAAACATCTTTATAATCCACGTAGTTTTCACCGCTTAGCGTAACAATACCCTTTCTGACAAGTATTTCATAAGGAACTTTATCTATTTGTTGCCTTTGTTCCAGCTTGTTAGCTGGTAAAAAGAATTGGCAAAATGCGTATAGTTTGCCGTCGCGCTCTATAAGAACACTTGCGGCTGTGAGGTCTACTGTTTGGCTTAGGTCTATGCCGCCAACAGCGTAACAGCCTCGGAAATCCTCCAGTGTTAACCCTTTAACAACTGCTTTTTGTATATCTACCTTGTTAAGCCACGCTGCAACACTGTTTTGCTTGATGTTGCAATATTTTGTTAAAAATTCTGCCTTTTTTGATAATGATTCTCTTGCCTTGACAATTTCACTACGGAAAAAGCCCTCAAATATTGATACACCCATGTTTGGATTAGCTTTTTTTAGTTCTGTCATATCGTCCCATTTTTCTACATCGTCTATTTCATAGATGAATGGGAGTAGTTCTTCTTCTTCGCTTCCACCTTCCAAAACTCTCGTAGAGCGTGTGTATAGTTCGTCGTAAATGCTATCATCTTCGTACCCGGCGGTGGAAATGCTTAATATCATAGGCTGCAATCTCGCGCCCACGGCAGAAGCCATAACCTCATACTGCCTTAACCCGCCTAACCCGCTCCAGCTTGCTAGTTCGTCATTCACAACCAACTCCGGGTTGAATCCGTCTGATTTTTTGAAATTAAAGGCAAGAGGCTTTATTTTTGTGTTAGTTTCGGACACATATATGTCGCTGCGTCGCTTTTTTGAAATCTCCGATAGTTCGGGTTCTTTCTCTATCATCTGATGGAAATTATCATAAACGATTGCGGCTTGGTCTAATTTGGGGGCAAGGCAGTATATTTCCGAACCATATTCGCCATCCATGTAGGCCACATATGCCATTATCGCGCTGGCGAATAATGTTTTGCCGTTTTTTCGTGCAATTACTATGAAAATCTCGCGGAACACACGTAAACCATGGCTGTTTACTATGCCAAACATCGCCGAAACCATTGATTTTTGCCAAAGCTCCAAAGTTATGAGGTCGTCTCTCCCTTTGGAGTGGCGGCAAAATGATTCAATAAACTCTATGGCATCATTGGCTTTGTCGCTGTCGAAAAAATATTTTTTGCTTTCCAGCCCGTTCACAAGTTTGTTGTAGATAGCCTTAATTTTCTTGCCTACAACAATTTCCCCGCTTTGTATTTTGCTGTGGTACTCGTAAATGTAACTGCTGCTCATGTGCTACTTCCGATTCTGACGCGTAGCCCGCATTGCTGCAAGCTTGCTTCCTTCTCTTGCTTCTGGCGGGCATAAATCTAGCAGTTGCTTGATTACAGTTGTATAGTTGCGGGTCATTTGTATGTGCATCTCTGCTTCTGCGCTTTGTTTTATGCCGTGTTGGTTTGCACCGTTTTTATATTCATGTGTGTAGCCCTCTCGGTTGATAATTTCTTGCAATTCATCAAGCGTTATGGCGATAAAGGCAGCTACCCTTATAAGGGGTTGGACTGTGGCCAGCTTATTTTTGTCTATGCTGCTAAACACTTTGCTAAGTCGGGTTATCTCTTTCTTAACTTTTTCTTCTTTGGTGTAAATCTTCTTAGTTGGCATATGTCCATCCTCCTTCTTGAATGTTTGGCCGGGTCAACCGCTTTTTTAACCGCAGGCATACCACACCCCCCACGCAAGACCCCGCAGGGTAAAATTATACGGGCGACTCGGTGTTTGGGCAGCCACCGGCGGCCTGCGACTGGGGGGCGTATACGATTTCCCCAGCGGCGTTCCAGGTGTAGCCCAGGTCTGCGATTGGCTGCTGGTGATGCTCCCGGTTGTGGCAGTCCTGGCAGAGGGCTTCGAGGTTGGCAGGGTCTAGGGTGGTGTGGGGGTTATTTATATTTCCGGGTGTAAGGTATATTTTGTGGTGTACTACGTCGGCAGGGTTATGGCATCTTTCGCATAGGCCGTATTGCGTTGCAAGATAATTTTTTCGGCATGTTCGCCATGTTTTGCTATTGTAAAACTTTTTTGCCCAATCTTTCATTTTGTCTTATTCCGCTTTTACTGTTGCGTTTGCGAAAAATGCAATATTTCTACATTGGTGTTAAGGTGGTAGGTGGCGGCCATATTATCAAATTTTGCCTTTCCTGCTTCTTTTTCGATTGTAATTGAAAAAGTTTCATTTTTGCCTAAGTTCTCTTTGATTTTGTCAAACAAAGAATTTAAAGCTAAATTGTTTTCGTCGTTGCTTATGTTAATATTTGTTGCCTCGTCGTTTCTGCTCATGTCTAGTCTTGTAAATTCTTTAATTACTAGGTCGGTGTCTTTTAGGTGGATTGTTAGTACAGTAGCCATATTAAGCCCCTTTCTTTATGAAAAACAAATAACCCTGCGACGGATGCCGCAGGGCTTTAAGGAGAAAACAACCATGGTATCACTATAACATGGCAAAATAGCACGGATAGCACAAGAAGTTAAATTTCTGCAAAAAATCTTGTTAATGCGTTTCTTGCCCTTGTTTCGCTTGGATAACCATAAATCCGCTTTGACACTGCCCGCCATGAAATGCCATCCATGTATCTATAGGCTATGATACGGCGTATGTCGCTGCGTGTCACGGTGCTTATGAATGTTTCTATTTGCAGCAGGAGGTCAGTGAGGTTGTCGGCTCGTTCTTCCAATAGAGCTTTGAGGCGGTAGTATTTGGAGGCTTGGCGGTGGTCTAAACCTGTTATAGTAACTATACGCTCTTGATATGGTGCGCTATGGCTAGAGCCTCTAACAGAATCCGAAACTATGCCACCGGGGGATTTGTTGAAAGACTCTAGTTTAACGGCCAGCTGATTAACCTCTTTTCTTAGGTGTTGGTATTGTTCCAGGTCTTTTATTGTTATTTTGATATGCATTTATATACGGCCTCCCATTGCCAAAAGCCAATAATGCTGCTTTTGGTATTTTTTGCGGGTGCGTGTTTTTTTTGATGTAGTAGCGTAATGTTTAATTTTGTACACCTTGCTCATGGCAATTGCAATTTCCGTTTCGAATTCGTATAAATCTTCATCACACGAAAAACATTGATACGAATAATCCGGATTATCGGATTTTTCTACCCGCTCCCCACAACGTCTACAAATACGTTCTTGCAACTTCATAGACGCCCGCCAGTGCGTTTTCATCTGCCGACCGTGCATTATACTAATCCTTGTCATGGTTGCCTCCTCACCCTTTTGTTCCATGCCGTTATAGCCGCAACAATTCCGCTATATCCCGGTGTCGAAACGAGGCATCTATCACATGTAACCCAGCGGCTATTCGTTAATTTGTCATACTCCCTATTGAGGTTTGCGCTGCCTCCGCAAAAGGGGCAGGGCTTTATTTTTTTCGGCGCGTCTGCTTCATTTGGTGTTAGCTGTTGGTCTTGATAGACTGCCTCGTACATATCTGCATCTTTTTCATTACGTCTTTGGCGTTCTTGTGGCGAGGCTGTTAAGTATGGCTTGCCCGCTTCCTGCTTGTGCTTCATAGTTTCCGGGGTGAGAGTACCACCAGCCTTGTATTCTTCCAAAACTTCTGCTTGCTGGGGTTCTGGCAAGCGGCTGGCCTCGTATGCTGTGGTTACGTTTATTTTGCCGTCTTTAAATTCTTGCAAAAGCTCCGGCGAAAGATTTTTATTGATACTTTCGTACCTATGCACTTGGGATGGGGACATATCTAGCAGTTCTGCCAAGATATCCCGTTTCCTACCATCAAATTTGTGGCCGCTTTCTTGCAGCTGTGCAAGCAGTTCCTTTACTCGGCCTGTTTGATAGGTTAATTCATAGTCAGACAACCGCCTTGATGTGGCGTTGGCGAAAATTAGCTGCAATTCGGCCTGTAAATCGTCTATTGGCTCAATTATTCTGCATGGCACACGCTCGAAGCCCGCTTTACCTTCTGCTGCGAGTTCTTGCAGGGCTCTATACCGTCTATGCCCGCTTATTAGTTCATATTTGCCCGTTTCTGGCTGCTGGCGCACCAGCAAATTTTGTTGCAACCCATAAAGCTCTATACTTGCCTTTAGTTCTGCGATATCCTCAACGGAATATTTATTGAACTGCGATGGGATTATGTTTTCGATGGGAATATGTTCAATTTTGAACCCCGCTGTATCTGAATTATTGCCGATACCTTGATTTTTACTATGAGGATTCAAAAGCTGGTTAATATTGAATTTTTTAGACATTTTAATCCCTCCATGTAAGCCAAGTGAGCCGTTTTTGGTGTTTTTTACGGATACGGACTTTTTTTGATTTAGCAGCAGAACGCATTGATTTATGCCGTTGCCGTAAGCCCTCGTTAAATCCTTCTGCAAGCCATCCACCAACTTTGAGATTTTCCGCAGCGGCAATCTCCGAAGGCCTGTTGATACCAAATATTTTGCCTGTTTTTTCAGAGCCTTTACTAAACATTACGCCCACCGCCATTCTGGAGATATTCTTCTATAAGCTTGATATAATCCCTGGTTGCTGGTGATTTTGGGGCGTATTCCAAGATGGGCTTGCCGCTGAATGTGGTTTCGTCTATTTTTACGGTTTTACGGATGCCTGTCTGGAACAGTGGATAGTCGGTTTCATTTTGCAGCCATTTTGCACCCTGTACGCTTACGTTGAAGCGGGTTTCCATCGTTATAAAGCATCCCGCAAGACGTAGGCCGGGGTTAAATTCTTTAATATCGTCTATCTGCTCTGTAAGCTGCCTTATTCCATCAAAGGCAAACTTATCAACCTTGATGGG